AGCTATCGCCAAAAAGACGGCACGGTTCAGGTAAATAGTTAGACACAGGAGTTCATAATGGCCAACGCACTATACCCGCTCTGGAAGCAGAGCATTCTCCAGTTTGCGGCAAACAACAACCTGTCGACTGGCACTGTTAACGTCGCCCTCATCGACACTGGTGTTTACACCTACAGCGCTGCGCACCAGTTCTGGTCCTCGGCTTCCTCTGCTGTGGTAGGCACCCCGCAGGTTATCGGCAGCAAGACCTTTACCAACGGCGTGTTTGATGGTGCGGATGTCACCTACACTGCGGTTACCGGTAACTCGGTCGAGGCCCTCATCATCTATATCGACACGGGCACTGCCGGTACTTCGCCTCTGGTTGCCTATATCGACACGGGTGTCACCAACCTGCCGGTCACTCCGAACGGTGGTAACATCAGCATCGTCTGGAACGCCTCGGGCATCTTCGCCCTGTAAGGATATAGGCTGTGGCGCTTAAACACGCTTTTGTTAGTGGCAAAACAGACGGGGGTGACAGCACCCTCGTCCAGCCGTCTAACTGGAACGCTGCGCACACCATCGACAGCGATGGGATCACTATACCCTACAACGCGAGCGCACCTGCGTCTCCGGCAGCAGATAACATCACTATATTCTGCACCGAAGTTGCCAACCGTGCTATGCCAGCGTTTGTCGGGCCTTCAGGGTTAGATAGTCCTTTGCAGCCTTTTTTGGCGCGCAACAAGATCGCTGTGTGGAGCCCGCCGGGTAACGGGACAACTGCGCCGGGTGTATTCGGCATGGGTGCGCTGACTGTTGTATCAAACGCAGGTTCCACCTTTACCACCCGTAACGTCGCTACGACAAACGTGTTAACGCGCATCAAACGCGTGGCGGTTGTCAGCACTTCTAACGCCGGTACTCTTGGCAGTCTTCGTAACCCGCAGGCCCAGTATACTACCGGGACTGGTTCTGGTCTGGGCGGGTTTCATTTCGTCGCCCGTTTCGCCACCTCGGATGCTTCAACGGTCAATGGTGCTCGCGCTTTTATTGGCATGTCCTCGGCTACGGGCGCGGCTACGAACGTGCAGCCATCAACGCTTGTTAACTCTGTTGGTGTGGCCCAGCTTTCTACGGACGCTACGCAGTGGTATATCGTCTATGGTGGCAGTGCGGCGCAGACTGCTATTGCTTTGGGCACGGGCCTTGGCGCGCCAACGCTTACTAACACAGCGTTCGAACTGTCTCTCTTCAGCCCGCCGTCCCAGAATGGTGTGGTACATTACGAGGTTTTGAATATAGGTAGTGGTGTAAAGGTAGTCGGCACATTGACCCCCGGTACGCCCGGCGTGCAGACCCCGGCCAACACAACCCTACTTACCAACCAGATGTGGCGCACAAATAACGCTCAAGACGCAACAGTCGGCTTAGACATCATCTCCATCTACATCGAGACAGACCAATGATTTACACGATCATTCTTGATGAGGGCGTTGTCCTACGAGACAGCGACGGGGTGCAGATTGCCCCCTGTCAAGATGACCATGACCCTGATTTTATGGCGTACAATGCGTGGGTAGAGGCGGGCGGAGAGCCTACCATATTAGACACTAGGAGCTAATCGTGGCCGCTTTTGACGCAGGCGCATTTGATAACGGTGCGTTCTTCGTCACCACGGGACCGGCAGCACAGACGCTGACCGCGTCGCTGTTTACTAACACCAATACATTCTATGCTGCGTCGATCACTCGCGGCCCAGTAACGCTCAGCCCGAGCCTGTTCACGAACAGCAACACTTTCTACGCTGCCACAATATCTCAGACAGGCGCGAACCAGACGCTGACTGCCTCGCTGTTCACGAACAGCAATACTTTCTATGCCGCCTCCATCACGCGGGGGGCGGTCACGCTCACCCAGAACACGCGGTTCGATAACAGCAATACCTTCTATGCTGCTTCCATTACGCGCGGCCCGGTTACGCTCAGCCCGAGCCTGTTTACCAATTCGAACACTTTCTATGCTGCGTCGATTACTCGCGGTCCGGTCACGCTCAGCCCGAGCCTGTTTACCAACTCGAACAGCTTCTACGCGGCGTCCGTCACTACGTCGATTACCCTCACCGCTTCGCTGTTCACGAACGATAACAGCTTCTATGCTGCCTCCATCACGCGTGGTCCGGTTACGCTCAGCCCGAGCCTGTTTACCAATTCTAATACCTTCTACTCCTCCACAATCGTAACTAGCGGGGAGCTATCGCCCCCACTGGTGGTCAACACCAATAGCTTCTACGCCGCTTCGATCACGGTTGGTACGGCCACGCTCAGCCCGTCGCTCTACACCAATAGCAATAGCTTCTATGCCGCTTCGATTACGGTAGGCACGACCACGCTCAACCCGAGCCTGTTTACGAATACCAACACCATATACTCGCCATCGCTCACGATTGGCACGAGCACGCTTGTCCAGAATGCGCGCCTCGATAACGTAAATAGCTTCTACTCGGCTGAACTCAGCAGTGCGGTTCAGCTGTCGCCCCCGCTCACAACCAATACGAATAGCTTCTACAGCGCGGTCCTTACCGTTACGCAAGTAGTTGAGCCCAGCCTCTACACCAACGACAACAGCTTCTACACTGCCTCGATAACGGTCGGTGCGGTTACGCTGACGCAGAACACGCGGTTCAACAATACGAACATTTTCTACGGGTCTGCGCTAACCCCGACGAACGAGCTGTCGCCTCCGCTGGTAACCAACACCAATGCTTTTTATGCGCTGGTCATATCGGCAACCAGCGAGCTGGTCCCGACCCGCTATAATAACACCAATACCTTCTACACCCAGACGCTGACGTCGACCTACACGCTCAGCCCGGCGCTATTTACCAATACCAACACGATCTACATTCCGGTTGTCGCCAAGGAGCAGGTGCTCACCCAGACGGCGCGGCTGGATAATATCAATATAATCTACGGCCCTGAGGTCGCCTCACAGTTGTTGCCGCCACTGGTGCTTGGCGGGGATATATTCTTTCAGACCCTACTGCGTCAGGGGCAGCCCATACCCAACTGGACTCCCGACGCGGGAGCTAGTGCTAATGCTTTCGACGACATGGCTCCGCCACCCGCACCTAACTGGACATCGCAGTCTCAGGCGGGCGGCAACAACTTCACACCTTCTGGAAATACAGTGACACCCACCTACGACTTCACACTTACGTGAATACGTGGTAGCGTAGGGGCAAGAGGAATACGTAATGGCAAACACTTCCGGTACTACGACCTTCAACCTGAACCTCAACGAGATCGTCGAGGAGGCTTTCGAACGCTGTGGCGCTGAGCTTCGCACCGGTTATGACCTGCGCACCGCGCGGCGCAGCCTCAATCTGTTGACTATGGAATGGGCTAACCGGGGTATCAACCTATGGACTATTCAGGAGGGCACAATCCCTCTCGTCGCAGGGCAAGCAGAGTACGGCATGCCGGTAGACACAATCGACATCCTCGATCATGTAGTGCGGACACAGACCGGTCAGGGTCAGACCGACATCAACATCTCACGCATCAGCGTGGACACCTACGCCACAATCCCGAACAAAAATGCGGAGGGTCGTCCGATCCAGCTGTGGTTCCAGCGCCTATCGGGGCAGGATGTAGGGAACGATATTGTCCAGTATCCGACGATCACGGTATGGCCGGTGCCTGAGCAGAGCAACTATTACACGCTGGTTGTGTGGAGGCTTCGCCGCATCCAAGATGCTGGGACTGGCGTGAATATACAGGACATCCCGTTCCGCTTCCTCCCCTGCTTGGTAGCAGGGCTCGCCTACCACTTGTCGATGAAACTGCCCAACGCCCTCGACCGCTCGGCTGTGCTCAAGGCGCAGTATGAAGAGCTGTGGCAGCAAGCTGCCGATGAGGACCGCGAGAAAGCTCCATTGCGCATCGCCCCGCGCCAGATGTTCTTCTAAGGGGGTGAGCTGTGCCTAACCGCTTCGCTTCTGGTAAATGGGCAATCAGCCAGTGCGACCGCTGCGGCTTTCGGTATAAGCTCAAGCAGCTCAAATCGCTCGTCATCAAGACCAAGAACGTCAACATTCTTGTGTGCCCCACTTGCTGGGAGCCTGACCAGCCACAGCTTCAGCTGGGGATGTACCCCGTTGATGATCCGCAGGCTCTGCGCAACCCACGTCCGGATACCACATACCTACAATCCGGGTTGAACGTGAACAATAACCCGAGCGAGGGTAGCCGCATAATTCAGTGGGGATGGAACCCTGTTGGGCTAACTAATCCTTTGGGTTTATTCGGGCTACCAAATACGCTATTAGGCAGAGGTCAAGTAGGTAGTGTAACAGTGCAGACGGAGAATTGACGATGGACAAGAAGGATATCAAGCAGGCTGTGCACAAGCACGAGAAAGCTATGCACCCGGGCAAGAAGCTGACGAAGATGGCTAAGGGCGGCAAGACCAACGCGCAGATGAAGGCGCTCGGTCGCAATCGCGCTAAGATTGCCAACCAGAAAAAGGCTAGCTGATATGCACACCTATCGCAAACCGAAGCCCGTCCCCGTACAGGACAATAACGGCTATCCGAACAATATCGCCAATACCCAGACGCAGAAGACCCGGGGCACCGGTGCTGCTACCAAAGGTACCGGGCACAGCTCGAAGATGG